CCATTGCAGGCTTGGTTATCGAAGTAAATAAAACTGGTAATACATTGGTATTGGTTGATAGAATAAGTGCTGGTACAGAACTACTAAACCGTATGGGTGATGATGCAGTGTTTGTAAGTGGTGCAACCAAAGCAAAAGACAGACAGGAAGAATACGATGAAGTGGCTACTGCGACAGGTAAAATTATTATTGCTACGTATGGTGTCGCGGCCGTTGGTATTAATCTCCCACGTATTTTCAATCTTGTCCTTTTGGAGCCTGGTAAAAGTTTTGTACGGGTTATACAAAGCATTGGCAGGGGTATTCGGAAAGCAGAAGACAAAGACCACGTACAAATCTGGGACATAACATCAACTTGCAGATTTGCAAAAAGACACCTAACCAAACGTAAAGCGTTCTATAGAGAAGCAAACTATCCTTATAGTGTAGAAAAACTAGACTGGAATGCTTAACATACCGGAGAAATTATGAAAATCTTAACAATAGAAAATACTGTTTACGAATTAGATACGTTACCAGAAGAAGTTGACGACTTACGTTTTGCTATTTTTGATAACAGCGATCCACAAAACCCGGATCATATATACATTCCGTTGATATTTCTAGAAACATTTAACTCGCCTGCATTGGTATTGCGTATTGGTGATGCTCAAATGAAAATGCCAATTGACTGGCAAGTATTGATTGGTGAACCAGAAGTAGGTGATCTTGAAATGCTACCATTGACCAGTATCAATGATAGAGGCTTTAAGACTTTTCAATTCAACCCACACACAAGTTTTACACCAACTTATATGGATATAGAAATAGTTGATGTATATCAAGATGTGACTTGGTATGTACCTAAATTGAAGAATGGACAAATGTTAGCAGTTCCGGTTGAAAGCAAAGACAATCCAAGATGTGTTTATTTTGTTAAAGATATTAGTCGTAACTGTGAAATCGTAGACTACAACAAGGCGTGGTGATAATATGGAATTTACAAATGGTATATTCAATGTAATAAAAAACAAGATGAATGACAGTGCCATTTTGGCATTGATTTACACTTGCGGTCATGTTATAATAGCAATGAATGTTGTTTATTGGATGACCGGTGCAAGCATATGGGAGGCTGGTGCAGTAGCACTAATCGAACCTTGCATAAACGGTGTATGGTTTTATATACTACATAGAATATGGATAAAATACAGTGAGCGAAAAACTAAACATAGCAAATGAAATGCGTTGTCTTGATACCAAGGATCGCAACTTCTATGAAAGTTTGACCGATGAAGAACGTAAAAAGTTTTCAAACTTTCTCATGATACGTTGGGGATCAAGTGTACAAGGTCCGAGTGAACTACAAGAATACTATTTGATAGCCTGCAATCAGAGACTGAACAAACATTTTTTTGATATCAATCGACATCCTAAACTACAATGGCTTTGTGCTACAAGCATTTCGCCAGGCATGGGGTCGCACAGACATCAATGGATACCACCTAAGAAAAAAGAAAAAGGCAACAACGAAGGCAAGAAGATATTGATGGAACTGTTTCCTGCTATGAAAGCAGATGAAATAGAACTGCTCAGCAAACTTATAACAAACAAAGAACTAAAGGAATACATGCGTGACAGTGGAGTCGCAGACAAAAAGTGAAACCTATCGATGCAAGTACTGTGAACGTGAATTTAGAAAAGAAAGCACACTAGCAGTACATCTCTGCGAACAGAAACGCAGATTTCAAGAAGAAAAAGAAGTTGGTGTACAAATTGGTTTGCAAACTTACTTGAAGTTTTACACCATGACACAAGGTAGTGCAAAACTTAAAACCTACAGTGACTTTGCTACATCACCTTACTACAAAGCATTTGTAAAGTTTGGTAGACATTGTGTTGGTATAAATGCTATCAATGTACCAAAGTTTGTTGAATGGGTAATCAAGCAAAACAAAAAACTTGATCATTGGTGTAAAGAAGCAGTATATGATGAGTACCTTCATGAATATATTAGACGGGAAGCACTAACAGACGCACTTGAACGTGGTATTAAATATACAATGAAATGGAGTGAGAAAACAGGACACCCAGCACACGATTTTTTGCGTTATGGAAATGACAATGCAGTTGCGTTTGCAATAAGTACTGGACGAATATCACCCTGGTTGGTGTTCAACTGCGAATCAGGACAAGCATACCTAGCAGATATGAATCCTGATCAAACAAAAATAGTATGGCCTTGGATTGATCCAGACTTTTGGCAAAAGAAGTTTCGCGATTACCCAGCAGATCAGGCATACTGTGAAGAAATACTAAAACAAGCAGGATGGTAATGTGCCTTTTTACACAGAAAAAATAAGTTTTACATTACCTGCAGAGGAGAACAAAATGGGACTAACTAGACCAAAAATTCAACAAATGGAAAAAATAAAGAAATCCAAAGATCCACAATTCTATATGTTGTTGATCAAAAGTGCAATACGCATTGGTGGATGCTATGCATTGCTAACTGGAGATTTTGTAATGGCCGCAATAGTATTTGCCATTGCTGAATTTGCAAACATAGGACACTATATTAGTAAATGAGTGCTGATGTTGACATAGACTTTGCTGACAGGCAACAGATAATCGATTTAATACAATGCACACCAGCAAGAATGAACGCAGAAGGAAAAAAGCACAACAGTGGAGTGTATGTTACTCCTGTGCCATATGATGCTGAAAATAGTTGTGCAAGTATAGACTATGAGTATGCAGAGCAACGTGGATACTTTAAACTTGATTTACTTAACCAAAGTGTATATACACTGATTCGAGATCAAGCTCACTATGATCAAATGTTAGCAAACGAGACTGATTGGACAAGACTACAAGATAAAAGTTTTTGTAAACAAATAGTGCATATCGGAAACTATTATGATCTCATTTGTGCTATGCAACCAGACAGTATACCACGCATGGCAGCATTCATCAGTATTATACGTCCAGGAAAAGCACATCTACAACGCAGGTCATGGCAAGAAGTATTTGCAACTGTATGGGATGGTGATGATACAACAGGATTTGTGTTTAAGAAATCACATGCAGTCAGTTATGCACGTTTAGTAGCATTACACATCAATCTACTTTGCGAACAAGAGTAATACTGCGCCTTTTTATTTTTTTCATTGACAATTCAGCTAGACTTGTGCTGGGACCAAGTATTATATCCAAATCTTTGTTTATAAAAGTTTTTAAATAAGGTCGAAATTTTTCCCAATCTTTTTTGAGGAATATATTAATTGGAATACTACGATTAGATTCCCACCACCATTGATTGGCTAGTTCTAAAAAATCACGTTTTATGTCATCTTCTACAATGCCGCCGAAGTCATAGATAGTGGTAATTTGATTGTCACGATTTTGAATCACCCCAACATACTCATTCCCTGCGTATGTACAGAAAGTGATAAATGGATATCGTTCTGCAATCTTTTCGAATAGCTCTACGCCCATAAATACCTTAAAATGTTAATTAAATGCATTACACCAAGGTATTTATAACAACACAATCGACCGGCTCTAAATGGACAAACAAAGTTTTCAGACAAGCATTAAAAATTTTTACAATTCGAATCATATGTATACTGAAGATCCTTCGATTTGCCATTGTGAGGTTAAATTTAAAAGCAATAAGTTATTAATCACAATTGGCGAAAGTTGGACTTGGGGTGATAGCCTAGATCCACAAACAAGATTGCAATCAATATATGGTAAGCATTTAAGTGAGATGTTACAACTTGATTGGCTTAATATTGCACGAAAAGGTGCAAGTAATTTTTGGATATTCTACCAAATTTCTGAACTTATACGGTACGACAAAATTCCATATGACGAGTTGTTAATAGTTTTCTGTTGCACAGAAACAGGAAGAGAGTTTGATGAAAACTGGGCATGGTATGAATTTGATCCAACAAAAAATTTACCTAGTTTTGATAGTGTTGATCAATGTATTATAAAATATAACTCTAAACTTATGGACTATTTGAAAAACCAACTTTCTCAACTGAATCCAAAAGTAGAAGTAGTGATTAGTCACAATTTTTGCAACAGTAGTTTTTGGCAACATGATTTTTTCCAAGTACAAGATAATTGGGTAAAAATTAATGCGATGTATAACAAACAATCAGTTTCGTTTAATGTTCCTACAATAGCAAAACTTCAATACTTTAAAAAATATTGCAAAGATATTGAACGGATAGTTGATCTACAAACACAAGCTATAGAGTTAGTAGATTTTTTAGATAAAAGTCCACTGCATCATAAAAAAGCAACAAAGCATCCTACAAGTAAAAGTCATAGATTGTGGGCAGAACATTTACACTCTAAAATTAGATAAATAGCTGGTATTGGAGTTTTGTAATGTATTCGACCACAGCTTATATCTATCAGCAAAGACAACAGGTACTATTACCTGCAACTGATGGATCGTATTTTCAAAGGAGATGGCAACCAGTGTATGCAAAAAAATTAAAAGTCAACAGAGGAGTTGACAATGTCATATTGTTTGAATTTATTAACCAAGATCAAAAGCCAGTGAATATTTCAGGTAGTACTATAACCTATCGAATGATGTCTACAGATGGTGATGAACAATTAATAGCAAAAGATTTAGAAACCTTAAGTGCGGTATACGGTAGAGCAAAGGTTACACTTACCAGCGAAGAACTTGACCTCATTGAAGAACAGACTGCAACCTGGAGTTTGGAACGTGCTAGTGGCAATCTCTATGAAGCAGTGTTTACAGATGCATACAGTTCAGGACGTGGACAAGTTGAAATTGTAGATAGTGTATATCCTAATTTTGTTGAAAGCAAGTTGCTGGAAATACCTAAGCCAGATGATTATGGAATCAAAACTGAATCTGGAGATAGAAGATATACCAGTATAGCATATACTGCAAACAATACACTTACAACATTCCAGTTTGACTTTGATAACTTTTCAGGAAACGTAAAAGCACAAGGCAGTGATACACAAATAGGTCCAGATTGGTATGATATAGGCAGTCAAACAGTTTATACCAATCAAACTAAAAGAGCATTTGTGAATGTTGAAGGAAGACACAACTGGGTGCGTTTTGAAATCAATCAATATGGTGTGGCCGCAACTGGAAGTGCCACTGTGCAAAATGGATCAGTCACTGAAATAAGTGCTACTGGTGGTAGTGAATACTACGGTCCAGGAACACCAAACGTTGAAATCTCTGGATTAGGCACAGGAGCCACTGCAACTGCAACCATAAGCGGAAATGTGGTTACACAAATTTCTGTTACCAATGGCGGACAAGGCTACGAAGCAACGCCTACTGTTGAAGTCAACAACGGCACAATTACCCAAATTACCTATCGGTAATCAAAACACTTGCACAATACAACAGGTTATGTTACTATAACATAATGATTGATCTATTGAGTTACATTCCGCAAAAGCGAAAACAAACTAGTTCTGGTTGGGTGAGTTTCAATGCTCCTTGTTGTGTTCATCAAGGCGAGTCGCAGGACAAACGTCTGCGTGGTGGTATTAAACAACAAGATGATGACTGGAGTTATCATTGTTTTAACTGCGGTTTTACTGCGAGTTTTGTTGCTGGACGTAGTGTTGGTTACAAAGCACGTAAATTATTAGAATGGTTAGGCGTAGACCCAACTGACGTTGAAAGGCTAAACTTAGAAAGTTTGAAACGTAAAAGTTTATTGGATCTAACTGCTGAACGCAATACCATAAAACAAAAACAAATAGACTTTGAAGAAACAGAGATACCTGCTGGCATTGAACGCATAGATGAAAACAATCGAGAGCACTTTCATTATGTTGAGTACTTGAAGAAACGTGGTATAGTGTTTGGTTATCCATTCTTAGTAGATAAAAAACGTGGTCCGCGAGATAAAATAGTTGTACCTTATACATACAAAAATAGAATAGTTGGACATACAAGTAGATATTTGGACAATCGCACACCAAAATTTATAAACAGTCAACAACCTGGATATGTATTTGGCTATGATTTACAAAAATCAAACTGGACCACGGCTGTAGTTGTTGAAGGCATATTCGATGCACTCAGTATATCTGGATTGGCAACTATGCATGAAACCATAAGCAAAGATCAAGCACAGTTGTTGAAGCAGTTACAACGTAGAATTATAGTAGTGCCTGATCAAGACCGTGCTGGTTTAAGCATGATAGAGGCTGCACTAGAACACAAATTTGAAGTTAGCATACCTGAGTGGCCTTCAGATGTTAAAGATGTAAATGATGCGGTTATACGTTTTGGAGTTGCACATACTCTTAAACAGATACATGATAGTGCAGAACGTAGTAAGATAAAGATTGAAATGGCTCGTAAACACTTGCAAAGGTTGATTAATGCACAATCATAAATTTTATTTTAACGGTTGTAGTATTACCAACGGACATGGATTCAAATATCAAGAAAAAGATTCAAGACTCTATACCAACCTTGTTTCTAAAAACCATGTTAATCATGCTAGTAGAGGTGCAAGCAATCTTAAAATTTTTTTGCAGACAAGCAAGGCAATAATTGATGGCGTAGCTGATATATATGTAGTACAATGGAGTGGATTACACAGGCATTGGGTTTATCCAGCACCCGATAAGGGCATTTACTTTGGATCTCCTAAAGATCCAAATAACGAGATTGTTACAGAAAACGACAAATTAATTGCTCATTATCAGTTGCTGAACCATGATTATGGTAATATAATACAGTTATTGGATTTTTGTCGTATATTACAAGATCAAGCACAATGCCACAATCGTAGATTGATCTTTATTAATGGTATCGTTGAATGGAGTAACAATGAAGAATGGATGTACAATTTGGTAGCAGATGCTGAAGACCATGATATAGCTGTAGAAAGTTTGAAAAACAATATAGAACTTGTGGATTGGAACTTGTGGGTAAATCCATGGTGTAGTTTTTATACTATGAGTAAATCCATTGATCTAGCCGAAGATAATTTACACCCAGGACCAAAAACACATAAACAAATTGCTGATATGTTAAAGGAAAAATTAAAAGTATGACAGAATATACCTATGATGTACAAAAGTTGTTTTTAGAAATGATGATGCATGATGCACAAAGTTTCTTGCGAGTACA